GATTGACGAACCTTGTTGCCCTTGCTGCCATGCACAAATACACTGTTCGGAATAGCCGCTTCAAGCAATTCGCCATGCTCAATATTTCTCACAAGTATCAAAACATATCTGCCTTCCTTGACCATGTTTTGTGCAATACTCGTTATCATGGCATTCCGTTCTTCATTTAGAACTATGCCCTCTTTGTATGCATCAGCATATGTTATATCATCATCCAATTTCTTGCGAGTATGTACAAAATAGATAGTTGGTTTTACAAGAATTCCTTTTTGTATGAGGAATGAGGCATTGATGTCGGCAATAAGTCTACCAAAACATGCATCAATAAGCATATCATCACCCATGTCTCGCCAAGGAGTCGCTGACAGCCCATATCTGAATCTAGCATTCAAAGAGTGATCTGCGATAATCTGGCACGTCTCAGCAGCCCAATGCTGCACTTCGTCAGCTATAAAGCCTCTGCAATTATGAATTAAATTGGCTATAGTAGCGTATTTTGCTTTTGCTTCGGCACTATTGTCTTCTTGCTCATCCTCATCATCAAACTTCTTATACTTTTCACCTACAGCACGAACAGCGGTTTGTACCGTCATTATATTTACATCTTTAATGTCACATTCGCCACCGCCTATAACACCAACTTGCAGCGGAGAGCCATTCACGGTCAAAAACTTCTCGAATTCATCTTTTGCTTGTCTAAGCAAATCTTGAGAAGTGACATAAAAGATAAATGGAGATACGCCTAATTTGGCAACTATACCTGAACCCAAAGCAGTCTTGCCAGCACCTGTTGCTGCTTTTATGATGCCGCGTTGCTGCTTGACTGCCCTATCAATAATTTCCTGCTGATAGTCACGCACTTGCAAGGCAGAACTTGGAAGTATCGACAGCGTGCCTGTAGAACTATCTCCACGCTCATCTTTTACTGCAACGGTGACTCCATATGCTCTAAAAAAGTCAAGAGCCCTACTATACAGACCTGTAGGAAAATGCACGCCATCTTTCTTGATTGAACATCTGCAGCGAGCCTTATCATAGCATACAGTTGTGATATAGCCGTCCCAATTTTTTGCATTCTTACCGCGCCATATTGCGTTGGGGTCTTTATATCCAAGTGTTTTTTTGAATTCTTGGTACAACTCTTTGGTCATTTTGCCTATGACAAAAGTTGATGCATCCGTGACTCTCAAAGTCACGGACGAAACATTTTGATCGCTCATAACATCCTTAATTTTGTATCATCGTAAATAGGTGTATCAACACCCAATTGGTATATCTTTTTAGTCGGATATTTCTTTTTCTTGCGCCATTTTTTCACATTAGCGTCTACACTATCATCAGAAACACCCAACAAAGCAGTCTGACCAGAATCGTTCTCGCCTGGAAATGTACTAGGCTGACGCTTGAAGTCAGAACTCATTTTTATGAAACTTTTACTGAGTATTGTTTTCATTATTAGTTTGCTTTTGTATTCCAATATGTGCTAATTTTGAATCGGCAATATACTTTATATATAGCAAGCCTTCTTTGGTTCCGCTTATTCTTTGATAGGCATCAATAAAATGTCCGTTCCGCATCATGGCCAATGAATTGTCCAAATTTGCTATATGCCTTTGTGCAATAGCAGCCAACTTGCGAATAACATCTTCCTCAGTTAAAGCAGCAAAATTTATTTCTTCTGGCATATTTTACCTCACCATATTCTAACTTTTGATAACAACTTTTGTAAAACTTGATCTGGCGGCGTTTTCTTATCTTCGCTCTGCAATCTCAACAACATTTCAAATGGAAGCTCGGTCAAGCCTCTCGCTTTTCTTTCTTTTTCCACTTTTTCCCAAAGTTCCTTACTGAAGTCTTTCAAGGATACCGTTGTGGAATAATCAGGCCCTCTCACAGATTCCATCATCTTTTCTGTCAATCCCATGAACCACCAGTTACCCACATATGCACTTGCCTGTGCAACTTTCACATTTGACTTCAATTTCAAAGCAAATGCTTCCATCTCTGGTGACTGACAAAGAACTGAAAGGACAGCAATAAAGTTTGCTATTTCAGTATCGTCATTCAGAACTATTCCAAGAAAATCTAAAATTCTTTCTTTCATGAAATAATTCGTGAACATATCTCTCAAAATTGCTTCTGGCTCGTTATCGTCATCAACCATCAATCGCAGACTTTCGACCAAAAGGAATGCAGATCTAATTGAATTTTTTTCAATATCTAAGTTGACAAAAAGAACATTCTCTTCCTTAACATTAAAAATTCTTACGCAATCATACTCAGCCGAATTCTTTGCTACTACTTTCAGATTTTTAAGTTGTATGTTCTTGTATGGACAAATGATATTTTTGAGCAACATCCAAACTAATGGGAACTGATCAATATACATAACGATATGCTCATTGGGATCTCGCACTCTCTTGTTCTTATATTGAATGGCAAAATCTCTAAGCATAGCCATGAAATAATTTGTGACAGCACGCCTGAAATCAAGATTATCTATATTCCTACCACAAATTTTACTCAAGTTATTGACATAAATTGAGTATATATTCGACATGGTATCAATAAGCGTAGCATCGCTATCTAAGCAAATGCTGCCATCCTTGTATCCAACCTGCTTGCATTCTTTTTCAAATACAACTGGTAGATCAAAAAAGTCACAATCGAGCCTTTTGCATAAAATTTGCAAAGACTTGCATGCCAAACTATAATCGCTTATTTTATAATCCATAGTTTATATACTACAACAAAATCTTGCAATCCTTCAATCTCTTTGATGCTTCAGATTGACGTTATAAGTCCAAGTAATACCTATTTTCGGATGTATACCGAAGAGCTTTTGCTCAGGCAAACAACCAGGCATGCAATTACTAAGCGAGTAAACGTCGGCTCCGACAAACGACCCATTCATGAGAGCCTTGCCGTTATGCGTAGTATATTCTGAGCAGTTGTGGAAATGGCCGCAAATGGTGTAATCAGGAATCACCTTGGTTATGCCAGTCATCTTTTTCTCAAGATCCAACAAGGCAGTAACAGGCGGATTTTTGCTCTTGACATCATCACCATGCACCATCAAAAACCTATGATTCTGTATCTCTTTAATTGACCACCAAGTTTTTTCAATGTGCATTTTAAGGCGTGGCTGATTTGCAAATTCCAATTCTATATATTTATAGCAGAAGAGATCGAAGTTGTTATACTTCTTTTCTGCGCCATTAGGAGCAATTCTACCATGATTGCCATACAAAGAATACATTTCTACATTATCGAATAATGTCAACATGTAATAAATAAAGTCAGACAAAGCTCGATAGCCTATCATGACTTGATCGAAAATTGGGGTATTGATCCAAACAGGCGACCACGCACCTGCAGTATTCGCACCATCAACAATATCTCCCAAACTGAAAATATGCAGTGTCGGTATCTTATAGAGCTTAGAATGCAATTCATAAATATCTGTGATTGCAGTTTTAAGATTCTCTAGACGCTGCATGAATATATCTAAATTATATTCAGACAGTCCGCCCGTCTCTTCCAAAGTATGCTCGTGGCCAATATGCAAATCGCTCAATATGATTCCCATATCCTCAGCAGTACGAGTAGCCTTTTTGTTTGGAACGTATTTCGGAGGTGGGGCAACGGGCAACTTTCTAGCGGCTTGTACAAGTTTATCAGCCACGACATCGGCCTGTAAGCGATACTTGTCCAAAGATTTGTTCAATGATATGTCGGACTTGGAGTAATGTTGCGCAACCTTATTGGCCCGCATCGCCTCTGCGTCAGGATCGTAAAACTTATACATAGACCATACAGTATCTTTGTTATACTTGGATTCAATAGCCTTTACCGAGCGTCCTAGCTTTTCAGCTATGATCTTGTACGGCGTGCCTTGCAGCCTCTGCGTATAAAGAAACTCAAGTTCTTTTTCAGTCCACTTTTTTGCCTGCATAGTTGACATGTTTTACCCTTTTAATAAAATTTACCATTATCTTGTTATAAGCAGCTATCTGAGGCCACTTCAGCCTTTGTGTCATGCTCTGCGAATGAATTCTATATTTAACCAAATAGTCTCTAAGATTACCGAAAATCTTGTTTGCCAGTATTGCCTTAGTCCATAGTTCAAGATCATATGAAGCAACAACACCCGCATCAAGCGAATAGCCACCTATCTCCAAGTATTCACTTCTCTTGAACATGCTCGTGGGATTTATGATTGGACATTTCTTTTCGCGCACCAACATTTTCACAATATCATCATGATTTTCAGGTGGGAAATTCCATTCACCAATCAAGTGCCCATTCGGATCTATTTTCAAAGATCTACCACCAACACAAAATGTGGCCGTATTTCTCGAAAAATAATCTAATTGCAACTGAAACCTATTTTGCATACTTATGTCGTCAGCATCTTGAGTGGCTACATAAGTTCCACTTGCCATATTTATGGCATCTCTTAAACATGGAACAGATCCACGATTTCGACTGTTATTGATAAATTTTATACGATCATCGCTGTATTTCTGTATTATCTGAGCCGTTCCATCGGTGCTGCCATCATTCACTATGATGAATTCAAAGTCAGCATGACTTTGTGATATAACAGATTCAATTGATTCTGCTATATATTTTTCAGCATTATATGCGGTCATTACGACTGATAGTATTGGCATCAAATTCTTCTTTGTATTTATACTTGATTTTATCCCAATTGTATTTTTCTATTATCTGCCTATTTCCAACTTCGCCCATAGTTTTACACAAAGAGGGATTATCAAGCAGCATGTTTATTGTATCAGTGAATTTGTTCTTGATTTCATTATCAAAAACCAACATATTATCGTTATTTATCGCTGACTTGAAACAAAAGCCACCATGCAAGTCTTCTGCATTGCCAACATTCATGCTGATCCAAGGCTTCGATGCAGCCATACTTTCAAGCAGCACAAGAGGCGAAACTTCTTGTTGTGATGGAAAAACAAAAGCATCACACGCAAAGTACGATTGTATAACATCTTCCCTTGGAATATCATTCAAAAATAGAATAGGCAAGTTTTGCGCCGTGGCTGTCCTATTAATTTCTTCTCTTCTCTTATTTCCTAGCATGAAAGACAAAGTTGTTGAGACGAATACCAAGGTGAAGTCCGAACGATTATTGGTAAGATTTTTGACAATAGGCAGCAAGAATTCTTGACCCTTGCCAGGAAAGAAGTTGGAAACACATAGCAAAATCTTTTCAGAATTTATTTTATATTTGTCACGGAAAGCATTCTTGGTGTTTTCAAATTCACGAAGATTAATTCCGTTCGCTATGATCTTATATGGATAATTGTTTGTTTGACAAAACTTTGCATCTATATAATAGTCTGAATGCACAATAATCGAGAATTTCTCGTGTTTCTCATGAAATATATTTTTCAATATTTTATTTGCATTATGCTGTGATCTTAATCTATTAAATCCAACAGGTATAAGAGTTATTTTGCATTTCAATTTATCAATATGCTGCAAGATTGTAGGAAACCTGAAGAACCAATCACCATAAATTAATATGTGATCCGGCTTTTCTTTCAGCAGAGCATCAACAAAAACATTTTCTGGCAAACTGCCAGTAGGAAGGATTTGTACGCCGTTATGCATGACACGAGATATTCCATGCTGCGTAATGATTGTGCATTGATAATTGAAATCATGCACCATAGCCTCGGCTATCTGTTGCACAACTTTTTCTGCGCCTCCCATGTGAAATGGTTGAGCAAAATTTGTACATATCACAAGTTTCATAGTTGATTATCGACTTATCGCAAAGGCAGCATTTGCACGCCTTTCCATTTGGCCTTGAATTTGTTATAACTTTGCGCGAAAATATTCATTCTATTATTGTTTTTGCCCAATGTCTGATGCGGCAAATGATCTATTTTTGCCAAATAATTCCAACCTATTTTATATCCATTTTTTCTTGCTCTGAAGTTGAAATCAGGATCTTCAAAATATGCAGGATTAAATTGATCATCAAACATGCCTATGTCTTCAACAACTTTGCGTTTGACCATCATCCCGCCACAACCGACGTAAGTATATGGCTCGCCTGCTTTCTTGCAATTCTTCCTTGGCATGAATGCGGCATCCATCAGCCATGCGTCTGCGCCAATGACATCAAAGTTGCCTGCGTCCATAAACTCACGATATTGCTCAAGCCATCCCTTGCGAACAAATTGATCGTTATCCAAAAAGCACAATAAGTCAGTAGGTTCGTTTTGATACAAAGCGAAACCCATGTTACGACCCCCTATGACCCCAAGATTCTGATCATTAAGAACCAGAGTATGGTTGTCGAATTTTCCGAGAGATTCGGATAGATATTCCTTCGTTCCATCTGTAGAGCCATTATCAATCATTATAAGATTGAATGTAGATGTATTTGCATACAATAACTCTATAAATTTTTCAGTAACACTTTTGCCATTATATGATAAAACAACAATGGTCGTGTCAATGGTACTCATAAACTATTTTCGGAGTTGATTCTTAGATTATTTCCACAACATTGCTTTGAACAGGCGTACCTGTGTCGAAGCCGTCAAATGGTATTACTTCGGCTTTCCATTTCTGGCCAGAAGAAAGATTCACTGAAGTAATCAAAGTGGCATTCTGCAATGCCACAACTTCTTCGAATACCGAACTGCCCTTGACAGCTCGATACCACTTGGTTGAGCTTTGATTTGACTGTTGACTGCCTGTTTGTATGGACTCCCTATCTGTGTATGTATACGTTACCTGCAGAGAAGATGCAGCCGAAGCCCTAGGATTTGGTGACAAAACAACATTACTGACCTTTGGCGGATCATTTTGCACTGTGACGCTCTCGCTAGAAACAGGTGATCCTATTATATCGTTTGCAACTGGAGTGATTACAACTTGCAAAACATTGCCATAAGTTATGCCAACAACGTTTCCAACGGTTTCATTTTGTATGATTTGATTATTAGATATTCCATTCACTGTTTCATTCAAGTTGCCTCGCTTGAATTCGACGTTATTTACGTACCAGACAATTTGTGACTTAACCTTGTCAGCAGAATTCTCGTCAGCAAAATATCCGAAATCAGCAACAGCCCTAGTTGTCGAAGTCACGCTATCTTGCAACTGACCATTATTGTTCATTCCCTTGATGACTACTGCGTTAATAAACGGAGGTGTGGCAATTACCTTGACAGCTTGCGAACGATAAGTATCGCTATAAAAATTGCCATCTGTAACCCTAATCGTAGCATATATAAGATCATCAACTTTGATTATGCTTTCTTGTTTTTCTCTCGCGTATTGCTCTACCGTTGATGTAGAAGGCACATCTGACAACGTAAACGAGAATGCATAAGTCCAAATCGGATCATTGACGTTGGTAATATCATTCCACGTTCTCAATCCACGCAAGTACTCGATTTCAACACCATTTATATACCACCTTATATCTGCATCTTCAGTAATTTCTGCATCATTATTTAAGTCAAAATATTTGTAAGTCAACGATATTGTCTCATAAACAAATATTTCTGATGGCACTATTGCAAAATCGGTTACTACTGGCGCTCTTTGAGATAATGGTGCTGGCAAGAACACATTCGTATTGTACATATAACCCAAGCCATCAATTTTTACAGTGTTATATGCATCTTTATTTGTTATCTTCAGTCCAACACGCAATTTACCAGCATTTTCAATGCCGATTGTTAATGGATTTACATATCTTTGCTTAAAGACAATCAAGCCATCTTGAGGATATGCATCAAACAAATCAGATTCCAACATCGTACCAGTTGCATCATATACGTAAACAGATGAAGAAGTATCCCATCTACCATAACGAGCCTTCCAAACATAGCCATCTATATAATCTAAAGGCTCATTAAGAGTGATGTCATGCGATTGATTGTAACGTATAGGAATGAAAACCTTACCGAATCGATCAACAGTAGGCTGCGCTCCACTTTGATATTCATCCCAATTAAATGAATTGCTTGAAGTTGCGCCAACCTCAATTGTGCTTAGTTTTGGCTGATTTGCGGATACTGCTATGGCTATCTGCTGCGCACTATAATCTAAAGTATCCTGATTGAGATAAATGTAACTTACTGTAGGATCGCTGTATTTGATTGTAATTCCAGTTAGAGCAGGAACACCAGGCGATGGAATAAGTTCATATGCATCATCAATCGATGCGCTCAATCCTGAGAGTAAAGTTACTTTGAATTTAATGAATCTTGCATGCAAATTATCAAAAGTTATCGTCTCGTTTGGACCATACATGTCGCTATAATCATTGTAAGAATACCCATCAGAGCTCGTAGATATTGACCAATTAGCATCAGTATTTGCAAATAATTCAAAATCAGCACTTATCGTATTGATGATATTGTCTTCTTGTACGTCAACTACGCATTCGTATAATCCATACCCAATAGATCCCTGCAATCTACCTATAGAATTGTTGAGAACTACAGAAATAGTATCTTCATCAAGAATTGTCTGACTTTGACCACCAGTTTCTGAAGCCAATCTCTCAAGAGTATCCGTATCGGTACGAGACACAAGAGCTGACAATGTAATTGGCGACACAACACTAAAGTTATTAATAACTACAGGTGTTTTTGCATATCCATCTATTGCTTGTATTGATTCAATCGCTTCGTCGAGAGTTATCAATGACATGCTCTGCTCATTGTCGGTATTAAGATATATTACCTTGACATATGGATCTAGTTCCTCGCCAACAGATATTTCAGATATCTTCTGTAAGCAGTCATACAATGGAGAAGCCCCAAATGGTATTTCATTTTTCAAAATATTCAGTTTGGTTGATACTTCATCATATGTACCAAACTGCACTAATATCTTGGATTGCGGTATCCATTCTATATCGCTGTAATAGGAAACCTCAGGACTTGAGAACTGTGGTGACTGAGGCGGATTCAAATCGAATACTGGATTGTCCTGTGACTGTATAGACTGATCAATAGTTTTGTTGTTTTCTTGATTCTTGCCAATGGTAGGGACGGTGCCGTTTCCGCTTTGCGTAACATAATTATTTGCTAGGACTTCCCTACAACCCGTAAATATAATTTGATTTGTGGGGGTAGGAGATGTTGGCTGAGATATCGGCGTATCTACAACTTGCGTTGGTGTCGTAGCAGTTGTATTTACTGCTTCGTCTTCATTATCCTTAACGTCTACCACTGTCTGACCATAATAGAAACTATCCAATACCGTAATTCTAATTTGTATGGTATATGGATAACGTATCTGACCTTCCTTAATTACCAAAGTATCAGAGCCGTCGCTGCCCCCTTCGCCAGGCAACGTATCTGTAATACCCAATGCCTGCTTGATTTCTCCAACCTTCTTAAGTATATCATCAGATCTAGGCAAAAGTATAGTTGAACCTAAACCATTTTCAATATTTAGATCATGACTGCTAAATACAACAGGATAGATTAATGCGTCACGCAAAGCAGAGTTACCCGATTGTTGCTGTGCGGTATCGCCACCTGTTGAAGCACCTGCTGCTGCGTCTGGGAATGTTACGATTCCTTGCACAAGAACTCTAATAGTTGCATCTGGCCTTTCGCCTATATCATTTATAAGTTCTATTTTCAGAGTTGATGACTGCTTGCCATCCAAGCGTACATTTATAGGATTAACATCTGCCTTTATTTGTATGAAACCCTTAGGTCTGCCACTATTTAAACCACCACATACATAAATGTATTGCCAATTATCACTAGCGTAGCCAAATGAAGTTTTTGGCGTGAGCATGTCATCAAGTTTGGCATAATAATTTATTCCGACATTTTCCGTAATAACTTCAAAAATATTTGATACAAGAGATTTCTTAGTGGTGCCACCCAAGAAATAATGCTTATCAACCACGCTGGCGCAACCACCTCTATAACGCAAGCGTGGAATCTGCGTATAAATTGAATCATCCAATGACAACTCCAAGTTCGAAACATTTATTGCGAATGTTTCCGTTGGGAAGTCAAGTGATTGTTCGCCTGTGTCTTGATTGATTGGCTGAGATACAGAGCCGCCTAATACATGTATTGTGCTGGCATCAGATGAAACATAAACAAATGGACTGATACGACAATAAACTTCATATTCCAAGTTGGTAAATGGGCTAGAATAGCTCCACTCCAATGTATCAAAATCAAATATCAATATTCTATCATTCAGTGCATCTATGCTGCCTTTATTACCTATCTTGGTGATACCTCCGATTATGTAAGCCTTGGAATTGACAACAACACAAGAACCCAACGCTACACCATAAGGATTCTGATCGAAAACTGGCATGCTTGCAACAACTTCCCAAGAATCGTTGGCAATATCATATCTTTCTACAACCCTAGTTATTTCCAACACATTTTGCGTAACTGTAATTCCTCCAAATACATAAACGTAATTTCCATCATACGCTGACATATGATAGAATCGAGGTATACTCATGGATGTTTTTTCTTGCCATGAGTCTGTTGCTACATCATATGCTTCATTGGTAGCAAGTATCGATTGACCATTCATGCCGCCGATTGCAAACAACTGCTCACCATACGCATCAAAACCCCATGTCAAAGACAAACAGCCTCTAGGATTATTCATGCCTGTTTTGGTGGACCAAGAATCATTTACGGTATCATATACTTCTAATTTGCTATCATATATGTTATTAATTTTATTCTGCAATCCATCAACGTTAGCTTCAGGTTTGATTGAAGGATCAAATTTTATTGTCAAGCATGACGAGATGCTGCGATCTGCATCTCCTCTCTTATCGTAGTTGCTTTCGACTCTGATTTGCGATTCAAATGCAGTATCATTATTTATTGGCAAAACAAAAACCGAAGCATAACTGCGTATATTCCCTATATTGTCGAGCGTTAAATCTACCTTTTGCTCTGTATAAACAACCTCATTTTGCAAAACTATGCGTTCAGGATTTTTGCCACCTACTGCCACAAAAACTGCTGTACCGTTAGGTACAGGCTTGTCTTTGAATGCCAACTCAACAATAATTTCATGAGTCGATACGCCATCGCACAAGAACGTTTCAACAGAAACTCCATTGCGTCTAATATCTCTTATTATAAGGCTTAAAGGCTCTCTGAGTTCAATTACAGTTGGAGGTATGCCATTCTTGAAGTCACCACCACCCTGCAGATAGAGAACATCACCGTTATAGTTGATCGTAGTGGTGCCTCTCACCACAGGCAATCCCTTTTTATTCAATAGACCTGCAGGTAATTCAACGCAAAGGCATGGGTTAAGATTTCTACCATTGTCATTCTGTGATGGCGTACCACTTTCAGATTCTGTTCCAACGAATTTATTTATGCGCAGATAAAAATCAGTATAGTTCTTGCTGGTTGATAAAGGTATTTGCGCAAAACCTATAGCCTCTGTTCCATTCTTGATTAAAGTCTCATCGATGTCCTCATCATATTCAAGAGTTATATCATCTCCATAGAATATTTCGAATGCATCGCCCGATTCAAGATCAACCAACTGACCTGAAGTGAGAGAAAAAACAGGTCGATTAGCATCGGATGCGCACTGCAAGAAACATCCGCCAAATTGCCCGCCAGTCACGGATGGATCATGATATATAGTTCCCTTGATATATGTGTATCCATCAGCGTATAAGGGATTATAATACTGAGGTAAGGATATGAGGAATCTAGAACCGAAGCCCGAGCCTGCAACATTTTGCGGATAAATGATTGCTGGCCTTTCCTCGAAATCCTGCAATCCATCATAAACTACTGATGCTTTGATGGCATAAAGTTCAGGCAACATCAGAACATTTGCATTACATGTATAAAGAGTAAATTGGACACCACATGCGGGTCCAAAAAACACTTTGCGAGCGTTGCCATTGCGTGCGTATGAGAAAATGCCAGGCCCGATTGGTACATTATCTGTGGTATAGAAAGGCCTATCCTTGGCTCCCAAGCCCTTGCGAATTTCCCATCGTACGGGTATGGATTCCTTAATTTTTGTTATATTCGGCTTGATTGGATCAGGACTATCAGGATTAACCAAATAGACATTAGCGAATTGTTCTGCAACATCTACGCAATTAGGCTGAGGTGGCTCGATAGTCGTTTCTATGCGCAAAATATTTGCAAATACTACATAAGCTTTTCTTCTAGAATTAGAATTGGCAAAATTTGCCTTGGCAAAAAGCATTACTGCCTGAGGCGATGCAGGTGCCTTCAAGGGTACATCCGCATACGAAACGTATCGTGAACTTCCGTCAGAAAGAGTTTGCAGAGCCAACTTAAATACTATAGATGTAGCAGGTGGTTGAACTGTTTTACTTCTGATATTTGAATACGTAGGAACAAACGGAGTAGTTGTTGTCTGATCAGTTGATGTAGCACAAGGATTCGTTGATTCGGCCTCGCTAGGATCGCACTGTGGATCTGAAGCTTCATAAACCGCAACGTTGCAAGACGAGCCTTGCGGCAATGGCTGATTTTTATATGTAACTATAACACGAGCCGTATAAGGCCTACTTCTTCTTATGTAGCATCCATCAAAATCCTTATATCTGCTAGGCTCGTAATTTGTGCCACCGCTGGCAATGAAAGACTGATCATCCAAAGGAACTGTTTTCTTGCAAAATATTCTTACCTTGTCGCCAGATTTTTGTGCAGTATTGTCCTGCAATCCTTCTTGAGTATTTGCGTTAGCAAGAGTCTTGCTGCTTCTTCTCTTTGATCGTTTTATGGCGGTATTGCTTACAAGTGGATCACCATAATTATTTGTATTATCACCCACGTTCACAATTTCCATGCCGAACGGATTGAGCATCCTCAATCTTATTGGCAAAGAATACATTTCAAATACATTTCTAGTACTATCGTTTTTATCAGGTATGAAATATGAAACTGTTATATTAGCATACAAATAATTAATTGCAGACAATATATCAGGATTAGTAGTCATCCTAAATATTCCCTTAATTACACCATCACCCAATACTGTACTAGATATTACGTATGTATCATTAACGGTAAAGTTTGTTGCCGCTTGATTTGCTGGCGCAAAAACATCTTCTGCAATATCATCGCTATTTATTTTCGCTGTTACAGTGAATTTTATGTTGCTCAAATCTGAAATTGGTGATCCATAATCATCAGTCAATTGTGCGTAAAGAACTATTCTTTCATCGAAATACGCATCAATGTCTTTTTGGAATTTTACTGGCGCATCCCATGCCAAACTTATGGCATTTGGATTGACTATTTCATAATGGAAGTTCTTGACTTCAAGTAACGGAATCAATGATTCATCAGCATTTTCGCTTGGGGCAACACTTATATTTACAGATTGTGAGAAGTTTCCATACTTATCTACTGCTACAATCGAATAATAACTGATAACTAAATTTTCTATGTTTCTATCAACGAATCCAGTGCTTGTAGAATTGTCAGAATACACAAGTATTGCAGAACTGCTAGTCTTTGACTCGCCATCAATGATCGGTGTACCCTTATCAGACCAGAAAACTTGTATTTGAGCAACGTTCTCATCTGTAGGTGCATCCCAAGTAATATATGCTTTCGCATTGCCAGTAATGAATTGAACATTTTGTATCTTAGGCAAAAATGGAATTGTTATTGCAGCATCTCTAGCGTTAACGCTTTCGAATTGAGGAATAGTGACCTTGAGCTCTGGTGAGTCAGAATCAGAACTAGTATTCCCTAAAGTGTTCTTGGTGAAAATTCTGAAATAATAATCCCTCGCATGCACATAATCAAATGGCAAAGCAAGTACTTTTTCGCCACTAGTCGCTGTTTCAGAGAATACAGTAGATCCATCAAACTCATTGTTGATGTGTTCTCCAAATCCATTGAATGTCAGAATTGGTTCGTTGAAAACTTCAGATGTTGCGCCTGTTGTTTGTGGTTCATTGTAGTCAAAGTTTGCAGATCCAACCGCCTCTTTGCGTAGAATTTTTATGTTGCCACCCGAGTAATTGAAATCAGAGCTTACTAGATATTTCAAAATTACAAGTCTATCACCATTGTCAATAACCTTGCTTGCCGCTGATGCAGGCAATGTGGAGGCCTCAACAATGTAATTAGTAGATCTAATTGTGTTATGAACACTAATTTCAGTTATTTTGCCAAGGAAAGAATTGGTTGCGCCGCCAACATATACGGGCATAGCAGAAGTACTATGTTTTGCGCCTGTATTTAAAACTGCCGTACCAGCAAACTCACCATCAATATAAAATGTTGCAACTAAAAGATCAACATCTACCGTTGCAGTGACATGCTGCCAACTATTTGCAACAATAGCCGTATCCGACTTAGCAACAATAACATCATCTAATGTGATAAACAGCAAACCATCCACGTCTATACCAAACTTGAATGTAAGTTTGCTTGTACTAGTATTTTCTCTACTCAAAATTACTCTTTTAGATGCAAAATTGAATGGATAAATCCAAGACATTATTGTAAACTGATTATTTACCAATAAATTATTGGAATCCGAAGCAGAGAACCGAGTAGTACCATCAAGCCGCAATCCGCTCGTGCCATTAGGAACATCTGCTTTATTTAACCAAATTAGATCAGTCTTGTTGGCATTGAGAATCAAATTAGAATCAGAAAAATCATATAAAACATTTCCGTCAGATTCGTTAGTGTGCCACAATGCAACTGTGTTCGCATCGCGTTTAATACCCGTGCCAACAACAACTCGATACGTAAAATTGCCTGCGCCTTGTGGCAAAATTCGATCATGAGGAGTTGCATACAAAAACTTACCATCACTAAATACGCCATCGGAATTGTATGTATAAGCAGCATAATAATAGGTCTCACCACTTGTAAGATCTTCATCCAAGGCTCGTTGAAATAAGCCTTCAGCAACAACCTCGCCATCGAGTGGGCTAACTGGATAACTGCCAAGTTTGCGCACTATTCTAACGCCAGCATATCCGCTCTCTTGATCCGAGAAGTATGACTGAGCAACGGCAGATGAACTGCTCGTATTTACTTGATCAGACTCGACTACCGCAAAAAAGTCCAACTGAATAGGCGTAGCACCATATGTGGCAAGATTATATTTAATAACGCCAGGATATGTTGCTTCCAATCTATCAATCATTCTTCTAGTTGTAACGTGACGTAGACCAGGATTATCATTCCATGTCTGCGAACCGCTTTGATCAACGACGATAGAAACAAGTCGATCCGAAAGATTCAACGCAACCTTATTTGAGTTGGAATCAACCGCAACTATTTTTGCTTGCAGAAAGGTTGGATCTAAATTGGCATCATCAAACAACTCTATTCTTTTGTTAATTGTATTTGATGGTGGTATTACTATTTGGCCTGTAGTTTCGTCTATTGGATCATGATGCGTATAATATTTTACAGCGTACTTGTTAGTGCAATCAGTAGTCCAAGACTGCGTTGTGTCATTATATGACAAAATACATGTATTTGCAGCATCACCAGTAGATTCATCCGCATAATCCCATGCCAAATACAAAGAATCACTTGCGCCTGATATAAACAATCCCAAGGCATAATTTCCAGAGAAATCAATACTTGTATAACCAGGCAACGGATCGAGGGCAAAATTGTACCAGCCATCATTTGTGATTTCGCCAAGAGTAGTTTTATATGAATAGAAGTCTAATGTGCTTGTGATAGAATTGGAACTGTTTAAATTGAATAATTTGCAATGTAAAGTGCAGAAGTTCTTTTTAAATGTAAGAGATGACGGCAAAGAAGAATCTTGCGTAATTACAATCGTATCAATGTAGCAATCAGGTACAGTTGGCTGTATAGTTAGATTGAATTTCTGATCATCTTTAATAACTATTTCAGTGCTTACCCATCCCCATTGATTCAGCACAACCGTACTATTGGTGCTATTTTGATACACATCATTGATGAAATAATTTATTGGCAGATGATTATTGGTTCCAAAATTTTTGACCCTTATATAAACATAGTATTTACCTGCCTGAGCAGCAGTAATCGGATAGGTAAGATAACCAAATTGCGATGAAACATTTGATTTTACAACTTGCATACAACCAGCATGATACGAATCGGTTACGCTTGGTGTGAAAGTAATGTAATTATCATCTTGTGTCAAAGAGGAAAAATTAGCCGCACTAAAAGCGGCATGACTGCCTTCAGCAACATAAAATGAGGCTGATGAGTCAATTAAACCAACTGTGCGAATGAAAACTGATGCCTTGGTAATTGTCATGCTGTTTAAAACCTTGGTTTCTATAGATATGCAACAACTATGTTACGTATTTTATGAATACAACATTTTATCGTTAAATCTTCTAATACTCTTTAATTATCGTCAACGCATGATTGCGCCAGTTGCAAGCCTACGAACAAAGGTTTCAGATGTTATTTGATATTTATTTCCGCCGAATAAATATAGCTCTGCATCTGTTTTTACAACTCGATGCACCGTATCAAGTTTCGATGTAACTACGGCAAAATCATTTGTATATTGCACGTATCTTCCATCGCCTAATGCTATATAGCAAGCATTATTCGTACTATAAATATCATTTACGGAAATCGCAGCAGATGCATCCAAGTCACCAAGAATGTTCAATAGTTGCAATTGGACTTTCCCGCTGTAGAAAGATCCATTATCTTGATAGAGGCCAGTGTTCGTGGCCACAAGTATCTTGTTTTTGTATTTTACTATTCTATTGATGACTTTGGATTGTATTTTGCCTAAATTAGACCACGTATATCCATCAGTAGTTGAATAAATAGTAGAATTATCAGATACTGCAAAGCCAGCGTCTGGCGATATCATTTGAGTTATTGGGCTGCTGCTTGTAAGTACCTTGACATAAGACGATCCATCAATTTGGCGAGCGTAGATACCATCTGAGCCGCCTACAGCCAGCGTTTTGCCATGTATTGAAATAATACTGTATAATTTCTTTGGCAAACCAAGCGTAATATCTGCAACAATTTCGCCTGTATCTACGTCGTATTTATATATTGCACTATCATCTAGAATATAAACTATATTTTCATACTGCTTCATGTCTTTAATCTGCAGTATCTTATCAGTATCTATGGCTAGTTTTGTAATTGCGTTTGTTGTAGTGTCAATAACTATAACGCCACCATAACCACCTATAAGTAACTGATTTTTTGATTCCAAATATAAAATTGCGTTAGGATAGGGCAGCGAAAGATTCTTATTACCCGAGTCTATATACAAACTGTAATCGATGGTAGAATTTACTTTGTCATAGAATACGGAAGATTTAGGCACAATAAATTTAGCTTGATATACAGGTGCCGTAAGCTCCTGATAACTTGGATAAAGCCTTTCTTGGCCAATACCGCCACACACTACGTTTGCATGATGAACCTGACTTAGATGCGATGGCATACCCGAGTTGACCCATTCAAATGTATCCTCAACAGTCGTATGTGGATAACCGACATTAGTAAACGATGGGTCTCTAATAGTGATTTCCAAATTATCATATTTCGTAAGATTTTGTGGCAAGGTAACTGTGCCAGTGACTGAATTTGCAATCGCAACTACTTCATATTTTGCATAATCAACTGGGAATTTATCTCCAACAGCACCAGTCTTTGTATAGGTATATCTAGGAAGACCGAAGCCTTCTATGGTGTCAATTCTGGTTGTACCGCCGATAGAAGTAATTCGATACTTTCCATATTTGGCGATTTCAGTTGCACTCTGATATTGTGCTGGTATTTTAGATCCATAGCCAGGTATCGTTTGTGTGGTTGGATTAATTGATAGTATAACGTCATTAATATCGAAATTCTCTATCGTTATAGGATCGGGTGGAGCAACCGTCAACTTATGTGCGGCAACTCTGGCATTAATGAAATTAGCAGCATCATAGAATGAATTCTGTATCAAGGCCATTTCACTCAATGTAGCCTGTCTATTGCCAACGATAGCCCACCAAATAACACCTTGACAGCCCGCAGTATATACAGAGCGTGTTAAAAAATCACCAATATTATTGTTTATTACTGTTTCTCCGCGCAAATATCTAGGCCAAGCAAAAACATAGACCTGCTTATTTGCTATTCTGCCAATTTCCAAATTATCACGCAGACATAGAAGATAAAATAATCGCTCTTGTATTGGATCGCCTTGCTTGCGTCCTTGATCGGTGATTTGCAAAGGAACCTCATAATTTGCAGTAGGCTGAAACAAGTAGAGTGATGGAGCCAAGAAGTCAAATGCCTTTATCCAAGCATCCCAATGCATCATCTCAGTTTGTGAAGCAGTATTGGTTTGCTCAGGATTTGATTTACCGAAATTCAATCCGTCGAGTCTCCATCCATTATTCTCAGGCACCGCTCCGTAGAATCCTATTTTTCTAATATTAGGACGCACAGATCTTATTGTAACATTAAGCTGTTGCATGTAATAAAGCCAACGATCTGCCCAAGCCTGCTGCAGATATGCGCTTTGCTGATCAACAGTTTTATTTGTTGACCAGCCAGGATTAACTTGGTCTTGCACCCATATCCACCAATTACGAAGTGTTCTTGATTGCAAACCAGAGCCAGGCGATGATCTTACCAATCTCGTATCGTTAACATCATACATTTCCAAACCAAATCCAACAGCAACTTGTCTATTGGTTCCGTTATCCAATGTAATACTTAATTCAAAATTATGAAAAATATCAGAAGCATAACTTGCAGGTATGTATGCTCCACCTGGCCTATATATGCCTTGCAAATTATTTGACAATGTTTGTTTGGCTTTCTGGAGCTTGTCGTCTTGATATAACCACAGTAAAGAGTCGCCACTCATCGACTTCAATTCGCCACCAATACTTGAACATGGAACCCATGACTGTTTAGTATCGCCGGGCATAGACCAATCATAATATGCATCAAACTGATACAAGCCTAACATATTAGTAATTGCGGGCGAATTAGATGTATATGACTTATGCAAATCATCTGGTAAGCAAATCTTACGATTCAGAACACCATCACCCGCACGACATACAGAATCGTTGCCACTAGGAGTGATGCTAGAATAGATTACGAAATCATCTTTCCAATCCAATTTTTTCGGATATAAGCATTCACTCTTTACTATTCTGCCTATGGTAACAGGTATAACTTGATGCTTATTTTCTATATATTGAGCATATGCATCGTATGCAGCTCGTGTTTGATCGCTGTTTCCATAATCTGCATACCAAGAATCTAGAGGCATGAATACCCAAGGATCTGCTCCTTGCATAAGCATATCCAAGAACCAATCTCTTCCGCCTTTGGAATAATCCGCAGTCAAAAATTCAGATCTATCAATATATGATGGAACAGCAAAATCATACAAACTATTTTCTTGACGATTTTCGCCCACAAAACTTATTGATCCGAATAAACTACGCCAACTCTCTAGATATGTATTAACATACTTCTTAATCGTGGTCAATGGCAGATCGAGCATTGATAAACCGCTCACTGATTTCAAGCCACCATTGTTGTAATTATTCAGAAGCGAATCGACATGTTGTGGATTATTATTATCAAAATTGATGGCAGCATCAGAATATGAACCAAGATTTATCTTGTTCATAGCATTATCTGCCGCGAAAATAATTCTGAATGAATTGTCGGTTTCCCATTTTTTCAATTCAGATAAAGTATTGCGCAGATTTATGGGCAAATTGGTGAAATACGACGGATTGCCGCCTGCGTCGTTGTTTCCCCAACCAGAAACATTGAACAACATGGCGGCTTTGTAGCCATATGTTTTCAAGGTTGCAACATCAATGATCCCATTTAGTAATTCTTTCCATCCTGTTACATTTTGTGGATTTACATACGACTGACCTGGCAGCGGCAAAGCTCCATTGAGATTTATCTTGTCTTGTGTTGTAAACAAGAAGTATCGTCGTGGATTGTCTTTGGCATTGAAATATGATTTCGGAGCAGATGGACCTGCGAGCTTCACTCCGTAAATTCTGCCACTTACTCTTGGGCCATGATTTGGATCGCCGTGCTTGTCCCAATACCATAAGAAATATGGTTCATAAGATCGCAAAGCAGCAACTTTTCTATACGAAGGACTTCCATGGCGAGTTAAAGGACTGTCAAACAAACACATGTTGTTGTAATTTTCAAAACGCAACCAAACTTTCCATGATCGAACTTCGCCTGGCTGAAATTTATCTATGATACCAACGTCTGGCAAATCAACGTTGGCATCTATCCTGAAATATGCCTTAAGAGTAGATGCATCAAACTCACCATAGATTTTAAATGGATATGGATAGTTGGTTGATACCGACATCATCTGCAAGCCTTCTCCAACAAATGTATTTGCAGCATAATTGTCTACAGTCAAACATGGAGCGAACCAATTGATTCCATAAATAGCGTTTTTATTTCCAAAGTAATCAGTCGCAGGATTTTTGACGGACGGATATGAAACTGATTCCATGCGCAAACCGTAGGAATCGTGATTCGTATAATTTCTAACATGTCGCCATACCGAATCGCCACCTGCAGCGTTCCAATTAGGATGATACATGCCGCTATCTATTTTTAGATATGGGGCTGGCTGCTCTGTTTGAGTTTTATTCGTAAGCGTGATTGTGAACGATATGCCACGCCATTCTATAGTTTGCTTTTCAAATGTTACAGACCATGTGGCTGTGTTTTGCGATATAGGCGAGCCTGTGCTGTAATCGCGTATCATATCGGCAGTATAGTTATTTACATTCAACCAAATATAACGCTGTGCATCAGGATTTCCACTTTCACGAGGCGAAAACAACGACATATTATCCTCCTATGCTGGTTGATGTTTTGCTAGTTCCAGTAGAACTTGTTGTAGATGACGAATCAGATGCAGTATCTGGCAATAACAAACCACCAGCAATATTTTCTCCGCCACCCTGAATTCCTAAGTCAGCAGTACCGCCCAACAATTCTTGCTTCAATCTAAATGTTGCATCAAGTTCATTGCCAAATTTACCTGGCGAAGTTGAACTCGAATTCGTGTTAATCCATTCGTTATAAACGCCATGAGAACCTATGTAGTTTTTATCATATGCGGTATCAGTATTCATAAGCAATACTCTGAATTCTGGTGGCGTAAAATCAACAGTAGTAGTTGTGCCGTCTGCGTTTGTAATAGTTGTAACTCTTGCGCTTTCGTATAATTGTGACAAGAATCTATCCAAATAGTTGAAAGTTAGCACTACATGATCCTTGTCAAAATTCTTGAATGACAAGAATGCATTAGTAGAATCGACATTTGTAGCAAGCAATTCCGATCTAGCTGATTCAAAAGATGTAGAGGCAGCAGAAGCTCCGCTGGCATGAGCATTTCTATCATTATATGTTGGCAAAACAAGTGCCTGCATAGTATCTGCTGGCCTTTCAGCCAAACTTATTTGATTCAAAGATATGCCATCAAGATGCAAGGTTACGGAAGATATGAAGTTGTCGTTTACCCAACCACCATATTTAGCAGTATAAATTTGGTATTGATTTGCAACGGTAACTATTGTTCCATATGGCTGCTTTTCATCAAAACAAAGATATTTACCCAAGGCCGTATCGTTTGTAGTGAATCTATAACCAATTTTTTGCTCTATGCCATTGACATATATTGTTGGCATCAAATATTGTGTATTTTCATAATGTATCGCAATATGTGAAGGCCTATCGCTTATATAAAGACTGTTTTCGGTACCTATAAACAACTTATCATCAATTATATTCAACGAAGTTGCAGGCAATCTATGGCTCTTGATTCTCAAATTAGGATATGCTATTTCAAAAACTACAGTATCATTTGTATAAATATTTTCATCAGGCGAGGAAGCAACAAGACCAATATCAGTGGATATGTAAATTCTATCATTCCATATCACCATTTTCCTTGAAATTTCAACATCTTCAAGAACTCCGATACGCTCAAAGAATTGAGATGTAATCGATTTTCTCCATACCATGAAATCGGTCAAAGCAAACGTATAATCATTATCTTGTATCAAGACATGAATTGGTCTTTGCTCGGTAAATTCATCACTGAAGAACCAATTTGCTCCGCCATCATACGATTCAAAAATACCCAACGAGTTGCTAACAATAATTCTACCATGATTCGCATCATAAAGCATCGCATAACCTTCGGTACTTATTGGACCGAATATTGGCAACTGCTCTAGATAAAATATATTTTCACCGACAGACTTTCTTAATTTATAAGCACCTAGATCACTACTGCAATATATATCACCGTTATTGTCTTCGATGATATCTCTTATTATTTTTGTATTTTCTGCACCAACAACTTCTCTCCATTCATTGAAATCAGCAGCAGTTTCGCCTCGACCATAGAAAAAGCCAGTATTGGTAGCAGCAAAGAATGATTTATATTTTTCAGAATAATAGAATTTTGATGGCGGCGTGACAAGACTAATCTTCTTGGTCCATGTATTTCCATAATCTGCGCTGGTATAAATGCCGTCACTTGTTGATGCAAGCAAATCTACATTTTCTGAATTTATGGGAATGATCTCATAAAAAACTATAGCATTACCGAATATTTCAGTTTGATCTTGCAATGAGTAACGATAGCCGCTATCTAAATTCACTGTCTGCAACTGCAAAGGCACAAGTTTTTCTTTGATACGACCATCATGATTGAAATCTTCCAACTGTTTCTTCATGAACTTGCCAGATGTAATTTGCGTTGCACTAACGCTTTGCAATCTATTTTTTGGCAAAGTTCCTTGTACTTCTTCTATGCCGCCAAATTTAACAGAAATAGTTGGCAAAGTTGAAAATGGATACGTTGCTGTATCAGATTCATATCCTGTTGCAGCAAGTTTAGTTTCAAATGTTAACTTTCCACTTTCTTTATTCAACAAATAGACTATCTTATACTCACTTGCTATTTTGCCATCAAGATAAACTTCATAGGTTGTAGTATTAGATATATCTGTTGCGGTGATGAACGCTTGATTATCCAGCGAAGTCCAATCATCAACTATAATCTGATCATTAAGATTTATTCTGCGATCATCAGTATCGGAATTATAGGTATGTTTATGTTCAGCCAATACTTTGCGTGTTTCAATTCTAATAGGGTCTTCGAGGCCTGCAATATTTCTAGCGACTGTTTTATCTATAGTTGCAGATCCATTACTAGTAGTAATTTTCGCGAGAATCACGGCATTAGTAACGTCTACATTGCTTTCAGTTATATATGGCTCTGCTTCGTTTCTATATTTGCGAATAATATAATATATTTTTGAAGTCTTCAATAAGGCATTCTGATCCAAGTAATAACTTGTAGATGCAGAAACATTTGTTAAATATTGAAACGAATATTTATTATCTATAGATTTATATATTTCATAACCATCAAAAACGCCACCTGTGGGTTGCCATGAAATCTCGATGCTACTTCCAAGTATGCTTGCTGTTAAATCTGTAATTATAGGCAAAATTGATACAGACTTGGGCTTGCCGACAACAAACGCTTGCGATGTTCTTGGATTGTTTATGATATTCGGTGATGATCTGCCTAATGAATTAGTTGCAACAACGAAATATGCATATGCTGTATTGTTGTCAACCTCATAATCAGTATATGTAAGTTGATCTCCATCAAGCGTTTCTATCAGAGAAAAATCTGTGGAAGTTAGATCAAATTTATCTAATGCTCTATAAACTTTATAGGTTGATATTTTAGTGGCATCATCAATATTCCAAGTAAGTGTATTTTGCTTATCGCCTGGAAATATTGAAGTTCGTGGAGGCACAGGAGTAGTAACCTGTGCTGCGATGCTTACTTGAGCAGAAACACTAGCCGTATCGCTTTGATTGTCAAATTCATCAACACAATAAATTTCAAAAGTGTATGTAGCATCATTCTGCACAAAATCTTTGGCCAATAAATAATAAGTCGATTTGCCAATATTCGTAAATGCCAGCAGTTCTGTTTGTACTGAATTGAGGGTCTGCAATATTCGCACGTAATTGGTAGCAAAAACAGACTTGGTATTATCAAATGTGAAATATAAACTATAATCTTGATTCTGTGTTATCTGCAAGTTACCTGGAGTTTCAGGCAACACATAATTACGAGCCACATGTTTGATTCGTTTGCCGACGCTGGTAACGCCATTTTCATCTACGTTACGAACTGTGACATAGTAGGTAAATCTAGCTTCGATTGACTTATAGAAATTACTGTTATTTTTCTTATATAAAAAAACTTCTATAGATTTAGTCGTTACACCAGCCGCTACTCTTATCCATTCGCTCGTTGTAATTACATCAGTTGGACTGTATTCCTCGATCAATATCTCAGCATAACCATCAAATGTCTCATATGGGTTGTCATATGTTGACCAATTTATGTTAAGTCCATTTCGATACTGTGATGTAGTATTCTCAAAATCATCAACAGTTACGAATATTATATCTGGTGGACCAACATAGTAGCGTGGCGTAGATTTCTTTTCTACTCCATCACTTTCAATTTCATTTACCGAAACAGACTTGAGTACTACGGAATATAACTGATCATTTTCAAGATTATATACTGTCAAATCAACCTTGTCATAAGTTGTTTCGAAAGTCAAAGTAGAACCTTGCGATGTGCCATCAACATTGATCGGAGTCACATATGCGATATATTTGGCTATATTACCATAAGGAGCCGTATTCCATGTAAGATAGAGCAAATTTTTGCCTGCAGTAATTTTTACATTACTTGGATTTGCAGGTTGCGACGAATCTACAGATGTAACTGAGGTTAAAACACTTGAAAAATTACTGTAGTTGCCCGAATAATCTACACTTTTGATTTTATAGTAATATATTGTGTTTTCATCCAAGCCAACATCATTATAAGAATTTTCCGTAGATTCATCTATCAAAGAATAATCAATGTTGTTTGTGCTACGATATATAAGGTATTTAGCCAAATCTATTGCAGTCACAGCATTCCATTCTATTGTTATAGAATCGGTGCTGCTTTGAGTAGCATGCAAATTAGTTGGTATTGCTGGCGGAGTTGTATCTGAATAAACACATGAAGCAGTTTTGGAAAAGCCACTGAGTTGACCTATAACACCTGGCCTGCCTCGCATCCAAACATAATACAAATTATTATCAGTAAGAGAACGAGTGTAATCGCCATATGTTTTCGTTATCTGCCTACCTATCATGCCCCAACCTTCTGATATGGTCAGAGACAGATTGGTATCTACAGACAAATTCCAACCTTGAATTACACCTGGACCTATGAGGTCTGAAATGAAGGCCATGCCTTGGTCTATAGTCTCAAATCTTCTTTTATCTATTGTTGCGGAATAATAATCGCCAACAACGAAATATTCCAAACCAAAATATGGAGATTTTTCAGCCATTATACTTTAACTCGCATGCTAATGAATTCATTGTTCTCAAGTTCAAACATTATTGCAAAGTTCTTCACCACAGGTACATCCGCATAGTCACCACAGTATATTTGTGATGAAACCTCATTTGCCTTGAATGTGAATGAGTTGCTATTATTTTCAAACTTGGTTCCATCATAAATATCAACAGATAGATAGTAAGTCTTGTTCGGATCTATATACGACAACGATGGAGTGAATGTAACATTCACAGTTTCGCCTGCCTCGACCAAAGCTCCGTAAACGCTTATCGGTGATGACCCTACAAACCAATTGCTAGTATCATTTCCGCTAAATGCTGTATACTTTAAATCGGTTCTTTCAGAATTATTATAGAATCTTATTCTGAAGTGATAATCCTCAGACACTGTTGTTGTGTTTACAAAATCGAAGCTTATGGTATCAACGAATGTGGTAGCACAAGTTTGATAGAATATGTTGTTATCCAAAACAACTTCATCTCCTAATGTGCTGAGGCTTTCTATTTTGATATAATAAATTGTATTACAACGCAGCGGAGTTTCTCCGACAGGCGTAAAGGATAGTGTTGCACTCTTACCTGAGTTGATGTATATGCCGCCTGTTGGGAAAATATCGCCATCAGCACTAAACCCAACATACGAGTCAGCAGAACTTGCACTATAAATCAAAGTATTCAACGAACTATCTTCATAGAAACTCACTTTGAAGTTGTACAACACTGACGATCCACTATCATTCGTATAATTCCATTCCAACGAGTTGAGCATAGCTGCCTCGCCGTAAGGCGAGTATTCAGGTACATAGTCAGATGCTTCTGATTTTGTAGGAGTTATGAATCTTATGCCAACACGCATATTACTGCCATTTTGAATTTCATCAGTAGTGAACACTCTATTTTCATCAATGATCTGATATTCCGAGAAATTGGTTGAATCAGAAGTGTTGATACCAAAGACTACTTCAGCAGATACTGGCAAGAGCTTAGTTGAAGTAAGTATGCCGCCCTTCAATCTGCTTGGAAGAACGAAGTTTGTAGTAAAGAAGTGTGTCGAATCGCTTGAAACCATGCGGACCACCACATTCTTGACAGTTGGGCTTAGACCCCTTACCATACTACGTAATATGATTTTGAACTGCAAGAATTGACCAGACAAAAATGAAACATCAGCAGATGCATCCTTGCCATCTACAGCATATGAAAAATCAGCATCCATTACTGCATCTCTAGTATTAGCCGTTCTGACCTGAATTTCCATGCTTGTATTTTCAGGAATGCTAGCATCCCATAAAATCTTATCCCAAGACACAAAGTTATTCGAGCCGTTGAAAATTTCTGAATAATACTCGCCCTTCTCTTCTTCAATGATGTCAGCCGAGTAGAATCTATCGTTGCCTTCTCTGAGAGATGTTGCATTGCCGAATTCATCTACTTTCAATATGCGATTTTGATTTATAAATTCTGAAAGATTGCTCAACGATATTTCAGCAAACAAATCTTCGTTGAGGGCAGTTTGTGCTGCGTCCGTGTACAATGCAGTCTCGTTACCAGCCTTATCTATCAATTTGAGATATACTCTCTTGATATTATCTATTTGCGCGATTTTATAAATGTATGAATCAGAAACAAACCAAACAGATCCGCCATCGCCCGCAACAATATCTCTGACATTTTCTCTGTGCGTGTACTTATTCGTCCACACATTGTCAAGATAATATACAGAGTTACCGATGGCAGCGTAGAGTGTACCATCTATATTGCGTAACGAATAGACGCTTGATGGAACAGTCTTGAATGAGTGAATGAATACTCCATCTGGCGTACGTGAACGCTTTATTTGGCCATTAGAACTATATCCACTGAAAACAAACTCAGTACCGTTTACCAATGCCTTATCTATGCTTATGCAATTTCTGTCTGCATTAACATCAACAATTTGCTGCGTTTGATTCTTTACATCCAGCTTATATACACGTCCCTCAGCACCTGTTCCGGCATAGAGCTCACCATTTGACTCAACAAGCGAGAATACTGCGCCGCTTATGCCCGTGAATATCTCTTTGGAAGTAACTCCATCATAGGAATATAACGCACCATAACTTCCGCCACCGCCACCAAAATACAAAACATCATCATATACAAGAGCGCAATATGCATGAGTATTGCCAGGCAAAGTTCTAAACAAATCAAATTTATTTGTATTCGTGTTGAGAATCCATATCTTTCCAACACCAGATGGACTGCCTGTGCCTACATAAATCCTATCATTATATGCAATGATAAACTCAACCGACGCACTAGGATCGGAAACTCCACCAACAACCTCTAGCTTGTCAAACAATGACCAAGTTTGTGTTTGATTATCATATTTGTAGATATTGGCAGGCTCTGCAGTGCCAGCCATGAAAGTTATATTTCCGCCAACAGGCTGATATGACAACAACCGTCTGCCCTTGCCTGATGCAAAAGTATACTGCTTAGTCACCGAATCAAAAATATCGCCAATATTATGTAACAAGAATCTCGTGAAAACTATAGGCTCTATCTCTGTTTCGCCATCTGATGTGAAGTTGGTAAAGTTAGATACAACCATCTTATCTATGCCCGAAACCTCATCAAATAATCCGTATGGATCTGTTGCTGCTGGATCTACCTTGACTTCAAATACAGTTCTTTCTCTTCTATTGCCAATGCTGATTTTACCAGTTGGAGGCTT